GTTGACAATATTTGGATTGGCCATTTATAGCTCCTTAAAAACCGAAAATCATTGCAAAAGAAATAGACTTACCAGCGGTAATACCACCAGCAGCGGCGGTAATAGTTTGGTTAGGCCATGAACCTGTGATAGTAACGTTTGAACCTTGAACCAAACTTGGGGTGGCTGTACCCGAACCACCATTTGCTACTGGAAGAATACCAGAAACATCAGTGGTAAGAACGACAGGGTTACTGACAATCTTTACAAAGTCAGAGCCGTTCCACGCAACCAAGGCGCGAACACCCGAGGCAACCGTTACGCCAGTCGTTGGGCCAGAGCCGCGAATAACAATAGAGCCAGTGCCAGCGTTGATAACCAAATAGGCTTTGCTTTGGGCCGGAGCCGTGATGTTCCGAGTGGTTGCGCCGTTACTGGCTGTCCACAAGATGATGGCATTACGTGCTTGGTTAGCCGCGCCGTTGGTCGTTGAAAGAGTTACATCCGCATCAACTGAAAGCGTAGTCGTACCAGCAACCGCCGAATCAATAAGACCCGTGATGGAGTCATTGACTACAGTACCCCATGTACCAGACAAATCTCCCGTAGTCGGCAGGGCCAGACCAAGGAGGGGGGAAAAGTTTGTTACTGCCATATCGTTCCTTTAAATAGCCAGAATCCGCATTGCCTGCGCATATGATTTTGACGCTGCCGTGCTTGTTTGGAATGTTGGTGCAGAAGCTCCATTTGATGTTAACACCTGACCCGAAGTACCCGCCGCAGTAATTGCGTATGCCGTGCCTGTGCCATAAACCGCGCCGCCAGCCGTAGGGGCTGAAGTTGAATTGGTGCCACCATTAGCGATTGGAAGTGTACCCGTCACACCTGTGGTCAGGGGTAAGCCTGTAGCACTTGTCAATGTTACTGACTGAGGCGTTCCAAGAATAGGAGTTACCAGCGTTGGGCTGGTAGAGAATACTAAATTGGTAGTCGTTGTTCCCGTTGCACCAGCGGCTGAGTATCCTGTAATGTTATTAAATGACGTAATACTGGCAGTTGATGCGTTAGTACCACCGTTAGCCACCGGAAGAATTGAGTTATTAGTGGCTTTTAGCGTTGTGCCATCAGCATAAACAGAACGGCTGGATGGGTAAGTTACAAATACGTCTTTTGTACCTGCCGTAAAATCAACCAAATTGCCACTGTTGCTTGAAGACAAAACAGTTGTACGGGAGAGTGTAGTGCCCGAAGACGTATATGTGCCAATACCCACTTCCCACTCAGTACTTGTTTGGGCTGCAATGGTGTAGTAGGTTGTGTTGGCGTTACCAACCGCTGCAAAAGATTGAAACCCTGTGGCAGCACCAAGCAGAGTCACTGTCCCCGTACCAGCCGTGGTAGTGGTTTCTTTAACGCGGTCTGCTAACACTAGAGCCATATTGCATCCTTACTCATGCTACGCATCTTCCGTTTCAATCAGCGCCCAGTCGGCGGTATCGGAGTCGTTGATATTATGCCAGTCCGGAATCTGATTGTCATCAATAGTTGTCCAGAAATAATTAGAAACATTTCCTACATTCCCCCGCGCCATTACGCCCAGCAGTCCATTGATATGGATAACGCCGAACATACCAACAAAACCATTTGCTTCTACGCCTGTCAGGGCGGGGGCATTACCCGAAGAAACGTTGCCAACTTGCCCACTAATGAACGTTGTATTAACTGGGCCTTCACCCCAACCATACTCGCCCCATGTACCCGAACCCCAGCCGCCTTCCGCATTAAGCGCATTCTCGTGCAAAACACCGGTAGTGCCAAGCTCCCCAGAAGCACCAACCCCAGACAACTCAACAGACCTGTCCGATGCTCCCCCGACTGAGCCAACAGCTCCTTCTGCGGAGACACTCGTTAAAGCCCGTTCATAGACAACATAGAATATGACTGTACCAACTGAGCCAGAAGCCTCAACGCCAGTCAGAGCAACTGAAATATCAGGCCCAACAGTACCTACATTACCAATCCCCAATACGCCATTCTCAGCGCCAGTTTGTGTAACACCTACAGTACCAACTTCGCCAGCAGCCGCAACACCACTTAATTCTACAGACAGTGTAGTAGCAGTAACTGAACCAACTGCTCCCGTAGCCTCTACACCTGTTAGCGCATCAGTTTCATTGTATGTAACTGTACCAACTTCGCCCGTAGCGGATACGCCCGTAAGAGCTAAAGAGCTTTCAACTCCAACTGTACCAACTACACCTGCCGCTAAAACGCTTGTTAATTCTATGGGTGTAGAGACAGAAACCGACCCTACACTACCCGCAGCCAAAACTCCAGAAATCTCAACAGTGATGACTGGGGCTGCTGTTCCTACTTCACCCGTAGCTAATACGCTTGTTAGATCTATAGACCTATCGCCAACCGCAACTGTTCCTACCGCGCCAGATGCCTGAACGCCGGTAAGAGCAACGACTACTGTCTGCCCCGCAAGCGAGGCAAATGGCGCTTCGGCAAATGCGGAGATACCGAACATGGCTACTCCGGTGAGTTACCCCACCGGCCCTATTAGGTTGTAGCCAGACGAATCAAAGCAGTCGAAGTTGTATTCGCAGGCATTGTCAGGGTAAACGTACCAGCGGTAATTGTTTGTGAACCAAAGGTATGGACGCTCACCGCTTTATTGCTTTGAGTTGAGTTGTAAATCAACACAGCGTCAAAAGCTGTAGTCAAAGTCACGCCGGTATAAGTAATACTGGCTGAAGGCGTAACAAATGCAACGCCCGCAGTGGCGGAGGAATTAGTGGCCGTAGGGGGCGTGCCAAATGTAACCGCAACGCCGCCCGCAGAGTAACCAGCACCAGATACTTCGCCGGAAGTCCCATAAGCAGTTGTACTAGCATTTTGCGTAGCTGACGCTAAAAACAATGCAGCTTTAAACGAATCAGTTGCGCCGGTTGCGCGAACAGGGGCAGTGCCAAAGTTATGGGTTGCGGTCATCAACTCGCCCATAAAACTTGTTGTCATTGCTTGGGTATTTGCCATGTTAGGCTCCTTAGTTAAAAGATGCCGCTTCAGCGGCTAATGTTACGGATTGTTTCAGGGCGACATGGGCAGAGCGGTGAACAAGTTCGCCATCCAGCCAATACTCAACCCAAGTCGTGTATTCGTTGTCATTATCAACGAAGCCTTCTTTTTTCTCAAGAAGAGATTCGTCCATTTCGCCTTTGGTGGTTGTGACCAATGCCATGTTTTCTCCTTAGGTAATGCGAATAATCGCGTCTGAACTGTTTGCTGTTGGGAATTGTATTGTGAATGTAGCTGTTGATATTTTTTCGCCACCAAAATCTAAAACACATACAGTCGGGTTAGTGCCGCCAGACTTATAGATTAAAGCCCCGCTAGCAGTCAAAGCCGCATTCCAAGTAACGTTGGTAAACGAAATATATGCTGTATTGTTTGCGGAAGTAGGTACAACAGATACAGTCAATGCTATACCGCCAGCCGTATAACCTGTAGCTACAACTTCGTTTGCGACTGTGTAAATTGCCGTGTCAGGTCCAATTGATGCCGCGCCTGTGTATAGCGCAATCTTGAATGAGTCTGTAGTGAAGTTATAAACTCCATTCATTAGCCCCGTTGCAAACGCATCAGTAGCGCCTTGTTGAATAGCCATCAGGTCACCGCCTGTCTATATTGACCAGAACGATAAGCATCTTGACGTTCCATGCCATCACCCAGACGTTTAGCCAACGCAAGAGCTTCTACGTATTTTTGGTTGTAGAGAGTAATCATGTCAGGCTCACCTTTCATGAATGTATACGCTTCTACCAATGAGCCATACAAAAGCACCGTATCAAAGTTGTCGCCCAGCCATGAAGTACCGGTCACGTTTGTCACAGCCGATACAGGAACAGAAAATCCAGTCCCAGTACCCCCAATATTGGCTGCTGCTGCTGAAAGCGTATTACCAACTTTATACAGACAACCGCCGTTACGAATAACAACCGATATCACAGTGCCGCCACTTACAGTGATATCTGCGTAAGCCCCAGTGCCACTGCCGCCAGTTAACTGCACGTTGTAGTACAGACCATTTGTATAACCAGAACCACCTGTTAAGGTCCCAAAAGATGCGATCACTGCCTGCACAATAGACTCAGGGTAATAGTAAAAATGCAGCTCTGCTGTGTATCCAGTGTTAGGTGTTGGGCCAAGGATAAACGTCAACTCATTTGTGATAACACTACTCTGAACAGAAGGACCAAACAACGCATAGTACTTAGGAATCCCAACATCTGTCGTAGGATTAGGATACGCCTGACGGATAAAGTTAACGTCTTTATTAAGCAAATACTCGTAGTTACCTGATGAGTCAATCACCGCCAAAGAGTATGTGGCAAGGTAGTCATCTGGTGCTTTGAGGTATTTGTTACCCGCCGTGATGTTACCCGTCATGTTCTTACGAAGAGACGGAAACTGAACATTGTTATAGATACGCTGTTCAGCTTGTTCAATGAACCGATTGATCTGTTCAGTAGATGTATTTGTCGACCCATTAGACAGGGTAATATCCGGAAAATTATTTTCCGTATACGACTCAATAGTGCTGAACAATTCGACGTAGTTCATATTTATGCCATCGGTCCTCGGGCCATTACGCCTTTAGTAGCTGCGCCAGTACCACGAATTTTGATACCAGTTGTCTTTACATCAGGGTTATAGCCATCACGATTGATGTTACCAACTGACATGTTTACTCTGTCTGCGCGAGTAGGTTTAGCGCCGCTGTAGCCATTACCTAGCTCAACTTTGCCACCATCCATGGTGTGTGGCGGAGCATAGACTTCGGCATTGCCGACTTCTTTACCGCCTTGTTTTTGACTGAATTTAGCCATATCAACCGCCTTTTTTATAGGTGAAAGATGATTTCTTTTGGTTAGCCACTTTAGCCAGACCACGACCCAGAGATTTCATCTGAGCATTAGTCTTACCGCCTTTGGCAAACTTAGTCATAGGCTGACCTGGATGCAACTTTTTCTCGTGCTTGTGCACGGCTCCAGCCATCATCTTCTTGTCTTGTTTCAAATCTGCTTTGTCCATATTAAGCTCCTTATGTTGTCGATATGGTAACTGTACCAACTTCTATGTTCAACACCAAGTAATTTGGTGTTAAAGGATCGTCAAAACTTCTTGAACCCCCTACAGGATTCCATCCCCACTGGATGTCCCGACTGCCTTGGTTTGGAAATCCAAATCCATCTGGTGCAGTACTGTTAGTCAATAATATCTGCAAACCGCTAGTACCGGAAGCTTGATAGCTTACATCAGGGCGTGGCTCTCGTACAGCTTGTGGATCATCCACGGGGTACATACCCAACTGCAACTGAGGCTGATCAGGATCCCAGCATTCAGGACACACCTTTAAATTAAACAGGCGTGTCTTAATAATTTCTTTCTTCAGGTCTTTCAGCATAAACCGCTCATCACAGCGGTCACACTGAGCAATTGCATACTTGCCTGAGGAATATCTACTTGGCATACATCACCTGTAGAACGACTGTCTTGGAACATAGCGATCAGGAGCCTTCTCGCGGTCTTCCTGCGACGCTAACATCCATTGTTCTTCATAAGCAGCTTTGAGCATCACAATACGCTCCATAGGCACGTCAGGGCGCTTAGAACCAACGTAATAGGCTAAACCAGCCACCACGCAAGGAATCAAGCGAAATGGGATATCTTGCACGTTAACGCCGTTACCTGCGTCTTGCATGCGCCGCATGCGCCAGTAGACAAACACGTACTGATCGCCGGGAGAGTTAGGCGTAGGCCACACGTTTACAGACGTGAGGTTATTGACCGTTACGGCTGCGCCAATTGCATGACCAGCGGCAGTTGTATTAGTGACGCCGTTGTACTGACCGCGATAACAATTAAGTAATTGATTACCGCTGACGTTAGCGTAGTAGATTGTTTCTGTGCCAATTGTGATAAATCCTGTAGCTGGTAGGCTCACTGTTGAACTGAGAGTAATAGTTGTATCTGTTGACAATACTGTTGCCGCCACCGTTGCCGTAGACAAATAACTCTCATTAGACTGCCGGTTAATCCATACCTGAATAGGGCGACCCTGGGCCAGTTTGTTTGGCAGGGTTGAGTACGTTGACTCAGAGATACGGCTGATGTTGATATCAATCTGGTTAGGCGTAGTCGCCTGTGTGCGGATAACTTGATCTAACAGATCAATCGTAGTGCTAGGCAAAGCATAGACGCCCTGCCCGGTGTTCATTACGAATTGGCCTTGCTCAATAGTCCATAAATTGATGCCACGGTTAGCCCATTCAATCGTAA